CAGACGCTAACAGATATGATGGTAGATTTAATCCAGCCAACTCAAGAATATCCACGTTACCTCCTTCTGTTCAAACGCTTGGAGCCGTCGCCTCTCCTCAATATTATAATGAATCTATTAATTGTGATAGAATTCAACCGGACATATTAAACGCATTTAGAGAGAACCCTTATACTCACTCTCTAACAACGTCTGTTTAAACTTTTTTCTCATTTAAAACGCGCAAGTTATAATATTATCTATACAAATATTATTATAATGGATAAAAATAATATTTGTTATACTGGTATTGGTTCAGTAAAAACAGGAAATCATACCCAAAAGCAATATTTAGAAGTGATGAATAAAAATTATAAAAAAAAGTGTTCTGTTTATATAAAATCTTTAAAATGTAAATCGTGTAAAAAAAGTATAGAAATGAATACTAAAGAACTTAAAAAACAAATAAAAGCACAATTAAAAAACAAAACATACAAAATATCAAATAAGACAGAAAGAAAAATACTTAAACAATTAAGTAAATGTAAACGATGTAAAAATAATAAAACAAAAAGGTGTAACTTAAAAAATTATATGTTATTTTCAGGTGCTGAATTTGGAAAATGTGAAAAATTATTTTAATAGGTGTAAAAATAAAAAATAAAAAATAAAAAATAAAAAATAAAACCTATTCTAAATAAACTTAAAAATTAACATTGTATAACATTATATAATATTATATAATGTTTAGCAAATCGCCTTGTTGGAGTCTAAAAAGATTTGAAAGTTTTTTAGATAATAAAAAATGTAAACAATTTTATAATAAATTGGGACCACCAACATTATTTGACGTTACATTAAGAGATGGGTTACAATCTTTTACAAGCGAGGATGATATTAAAAAGTTTCATTTCGAATACAAAAAACAAATATACAGTGAAATTTATTACACGCATTTTCCTACAAATGTAGAAATAGGTTCATTAGTTTCAAAAAAGATCCTTCCTATTTTAGCAGATTCTATGGAATTACTTCAATATGTCGAACAATTTAATGATCAAGAAATTGATAATATATATACAAACTTACACAAGTGTAATCATTTTATTTTAATACCAAACATAAATCATTTGTATACTATATTGGATAAACCCTTCGTAAAAAATATTTCATTTATTACTTCAGTATCTAATAGTTTTCAAAAAAAAAATACAAAAATGGATGTAAATCAAAGCAAAACAGAATTGTCAAAAATGATTCAATTATTGGATGACAATAAAAGAGAGTATAATAATATTCATTATTTTATAAAATTATATGTTTCATGTATAAATGAATGTCCTATTGAAGGTAAATTAGATAATGACCAAGTAGTTCACGAAATTTTGAAATTAGGTAACATGAAAATAGATACCATTTGTTTATCGGATACTTGCGGAACTCTTGAAGTAGAAGATTTCGAGTATATTGTAGATACGTGTAATTATTTCGGGATTCCATTTTCAAAATTTTCACTACATTTACACGTAAAAAATGATAGAAAACATATTGTAAAAGAAATTATTTACAAAGCCTTAGATAGAAAAATATTACAATTCGACGTTTCATTATTAGAATCTGGGGGTTGTTCGGTTACCATGAACGCAAACCAACTTGCTAATAATTTATCGTATGAGTTATATTATGATACAATAATAGATTACGTTGAAAAAAAAATCAATATGAATGAACCATAGTTACGTTATATTTTCCCCCTTTTATACATGTATTTTATTATTTACGTTATAATAAAATATAAAAACACTCTATTATTAATAATAAGTTTGCTAATGTTATTAAATATTCATTCATCTATAAAAGAAAAATTAGAATACTTTTATAAAATACATAAAATCCCAAATATAATATTTCATGGGCCTTCTGGAAGCGGAAAAAGAACCATTGTAAACGATTTTATTCACAATATATATGAAAATGACAGAGAGAAGATCAAATCACTTGTTATGTATGTTAATTGCGCTCACGGTAAAGGAATTAAATTTATTAGAGATGATTTGAAATTTTTCGCAAAAACGCATATAAATTCCAATGGCGGAGATATTTTCAAAAGTATTGTTTTGTTAAATGCGGATAAATTAACTATGGACGCACAATCCGCATTACGAAGATGTATTGAGCTTTTTAGTCACAACACTAGATTTTTTATTATTGTAGAAGATAAATATAAATTATTGAAACCTATTTTATCTAGATTTTGCGAAATTTATGTTTCGCAACCCGTTTACAATAATAATGTAATAAATTTATATAAATTCAACCTAAATGAAACTTTTATAATGAAAGAAATAAAAACTGCTAGGTTAGATTGGTTGAAAAAAGATTTGATTAAATTAGTTGAAGGAAAAATAGAAATACATGATTTAATGAAAAAATCCGTGAAGCTTTATGAAAAAGGTTATAGTGGGATAGATATAATAAACTTACTTGAAAATACAAAATTCTTAGAGTCAAAATTATCTGATGAAAAAAGATATGAATTGTTAATAGCCTTTAATAAAGTTCGAAAAGAGTTTAGGACTGAAAAATTGTTAATTTTATTTATATTGAATTTTGTTTTTTTAAGTTCAAATTTATCTTTAGAAAATATTAGTTTTATGTAAATGGATGATTTTAGCGTTAGCACACTTCATGAATCACGAAATGAATGGTCTGCGAGATTAATTACAATTTTAACTCCATTAATTATAGATGGTTACAAATCAATATTAGATGAAGCTCTCAAATTATGTAAAGACAATAATGAAAAAGAAAAATACTTAATGACCTTTCAGAATTTTATTTCAAGAGTACCAAAATGGAATCCAAATATTATTGAAAATGAAAGAAAAAGAATCGTTGAAAAATCAGGATGTTCCTATTTAGAAGATTTGGTTACCTGTGTACACGTTATTCAGCTTAAAATACTTACTGCTATGCGTGTTGGGCAAAAACAGAAAAAAATAGATATAAATATTCCAAAATTAGATGATTTTATTCATAAAGTTTACATTAACGTAGCAAGAAAAATATACAAAAATGTTTATTTATTTGAAATAAATATACCTCCTTTACAGATTCAAAAACATAATAGAGAGATTGAAATTATTGTTCAAGAGTGTATTTTAAACACTTTAAGAGAAAGCGTACCAGTTGAAAGCATTTTAAAAGCGTATATGGATGAAACGGTTGAAGAGGATGTTGTTGAAGAAATAAAAGAACAATATTTAGAACAACCGTTGCCTTTAGCAAATAATCAATTAAATCAATTAAATCAATTAAATAGTTCTAGTTCTACAGGTACAACTCAAACTACGCAAAACGTTGACTCAAGGTTAAGTTTTAATAATATAGATTATGCTCGCGATGAAAATAATAATGATTTGAAAATACAAGCTCCAAAAAATATTGAACGATTAGAAGAAATTAGTGAAATGAGAGCCGTACAGAGAAGACAAGAAGCATTAGATGACGACGAAGACAATGAATCTGTAAAATTGAATATTTCAGACCAGTCTGTCGAATTGAATAATTTAGACGTCCATCCATTAAATGAACCAGAAATGAATTTATTGCCAGATTTGTTGTTAGATGATATCGAAGTTTTAGAATAAATTGCGTAAAATAAGTAAAAGAATATACAAAGAATATTTTAAATGGAAAATATTTTTATTATTGCTGCGGTAATAGCAATTATTTTTTTAATTGCTAAATTCTTAGAAATGAGATTTGTTGACAAAGAAAGCAAACCCGTTAAATTACTTGTTAGAGACGCTCTTTTAGTTTATTTTAGTGTTATTTCTGGATATTTTATTTTGGAACAATTAAAAACAGCATCGCAATCAGGCGGTTCTGGATCAAGCTCAAGCTCAAATATTACTCCAGTTTTTACTGACAATCCTGGGTTTTAAAGTTGTTTATCAAATATTTATAAAATATTTATAAAATTATAGACTTGTAAACTTGTTTAATTTTATAAATATTTTTACTTTACTTTTTATTTTCTATTTTTTCTAAAATTATTCTTTTTAAAATACTTATCATTATATGTAAACGTAAGAAATATATAATAAATTACAAAAAGAATCATACCTATAGAAAACAACAAAAGGAACGGGATAATAAATTTCGCGAAAAAATATATAATAGAAAAACCAGGTTCCGGTGTTTTATCTAAGTTCAGAACAGTAATTATTTTATTTTTAGCGTATCCGATTGCTATATTATCTTTTTCCGACCACGTTTTTTTATTTTCTGTATCTGGATAGGTTTGATAACAAACTGGCATATAATATAAATACTTATTTGGAATGCCATTTTCAATAATAACGTCCCAGTGTTTTAAATTTAGATTTAACTCTTTTGTTCTTGCTTTTTTTGAATATACTGTTGCGTGCGTAGAACAAGATTTATATGATTTGTAATGTTTCAAATCAGTACTACAAGGCAGTACTAAAATTGGATTACATCCCAAATAATATATAAATTCCTCATTCTTTTTTTCATTTAAAAAATCATTTATTGATTGTATATTTTCAGGTTTTTTTATATTAGGACTAAAGATGAAATCATCTTCCAATATAAGAACATTATTATAATTATTTTGGTTTGCGTGTTTAAAACATTGTAAAAACGCATCCGTTAAATCTTGATAAGAAACTTGTTCTATTAATTTTTTTTCGCATTTTTTAAATCCTTTATTAAAAGCTATGTAAACTATTTTTGTAGGATGATATTCTTTCAATTGTTCTTGGATATGTTCCAAACGACCATTGTCTTTTAAATGAATGATATAAGTTGCGTCAATGCTATCATCTAAAATTCCCACGTCGTATGTATATTTTTGTATTTTATAACAGCGCGTATTATAATTTACATCCATTATAGCAATGTAATATAATATAATATAATATAATACAACAATTATATTATATTCAAAAATTATTTATTATTTATTTTTTATTTTTCAAAGGAGTAAACGTTTGCGTTTTATATTCAATAAACGCCCACATTATAATATTGAATATACATACGCTTCTAATGAAATTACTTTGATTTCGAGAAAATATCAATATCAAATTTAAAATAATCAAACAATTAATAAAAGATATAAAATATTTATTATCATTATACAATTTCCTTTTATATGGCACATATTTAGGATTTGATCCTAATACGTAATTTGGCTCTATTAATTTTTTATCGAAGTAATTTATTATACACTCATATTTAAAAATTAATTTTAATACTATTAATAATGAAATATACATCGCATAATAAATATCATATTTTTTTGGCATTATAAATACGTAAAGGCATAAAAAAAATTCACACAACATGTGGCTGACGTAACTTAGCATTAAATATGTATTTTTATATTCCGTCTTCATATATAATACGGCAATATAATAAAAGTCAACATATTTTTACTTTCTATTTTTACTTTTTACTTTTATCGATTTATTCAAAATTATGAGATTGTATATTTTTACTATAAATACTATAACAATCAAAATTATAACAAAAAATAATATTTTTGAAAATATATATAATATAGAATACCCTGGTTCTACGTTTTGATCCATATTCAAAAGTTTTAAAAATATTTTGCCGGATTGTTTTGTGTAACGTACTATAAAATTGTCATCAACTCCCCACGAATTCGAATTTTCGGTATCAGGAAACAATTGGTAGCATAATGGTATATAATATGTATATCGATGATTCAACCAAATTCCTAAATCATCCCAATCTGTCATATTTTCTTGTTTATGATTCAATATGATATCTTTCATTTTACTATTGTAAATAACCGCATGTGCGCCTCCAGACAATATTGGTCTATAGTTATAATAATCATATGGAATTTGTAACATTGGCGCACAACCTAACAAATAATAATACGGCTTGTAATTATTATTTTTTAAAAATGATATAATATTATTTTTATGAAAATGTTCTTTTATTTTTGTACTAAAAATAAAATCATCTTCTAATACCAAAATATTACCATAATTCATTTTTTTAGAATGTTTTAAAATTTGTAAATTTACATCAATTAAATCCGATACGCTATTTTGTATAAATTCAGATTTTACACATTTTTTAAATCCGTCATTGTATACAATATAAATAATTTTTGTTGGTTGATACTCTTGTAGTTGTTCTTGGATACTGTTGATACGACCATTATCTTTTAAATGAATTATATACGTTGCTTCAACAATATCTTCAAAAAACCCATTGTTATTTGTAATTTTTTTAAAAGTATAGCAGTGTAAATTTTCCTCCATATATTATATTATATATACAAATATATATTTACATTCGCAAAATTTTTCTATTTTTATACGTAATATACAAAATAAATAAAATTGTGATTATCCCAATTAACATATTTATTTCGTCGTGTATTCTAATTATTTTATAGTCTTCGTATATTTTTTTTAGAATATCATAACTGTTTTTTCCTAACGTATTTGTAATTATATCTTTTGTATTATAACCTACAGCGTTATTTAAAAAAATATAAAAATACCTCATAATAATAAATACAAAAATTATTAAAAATATATTTACCAATTTACTTCTATATCCCGCTATAATAATAGACATAGTTAAAAAAAACGAAAATACTGTATCTCCTATTTTACTATAATCAATTGAACTTGTAGTATTTTTATTCATACTGCCTGCTAATTCTTTAAAATCATCTAATGTAGTAGTATCACCACAAGTATAATTTTTATAATGAATATATTTATAGAAATAAGATATAGGGCATTCATGATAGCATAATAGCCAAGACAACTGTACGCAACTCAAAAATATAAAATAAAAATAGTCATATAATACATTACTAGGGAAGATAAATGCGTAAAATGAATAACAAAATGCTAGTGACAAATGAATTATAGCTATTATTTTGCCTATCATATATACATTATATTTATATATTATTTATATATTATTTACAACTGGGATTTGTGATAAAAATAAGTAAAATATAACCATAATATTATAGCACCAACGCATATATAAGGAATATCATTTTTCTTATTTCTAAATATAACAATACCCAAAGTTCCCAAAATTAAAATAGCCTTTAAAAGAATCGTAATTTTATTATGATAAATTTTATAATGAGGTATCCATTTAGGGTTGTCTCCTAATTTATAGTTTGGATTTATTAATGTTTTTTCATAATAGCTTACAATACATTCATTCTTCAGTAACCCCCAATGTATAGTTTGTAAAAAAACAAAACCACAATAATAAATATCATACATTGGATTAAATAAAAATATATATGACATACAAAATGCGTCAATAAAAAAATGAATTAATTGTACTATTGCTAATAATACATTTGGTTCTGACATATATATATTCTTTTAAAAAAGTATAATATAATTTTTTGATTATATAAATTATATTATATTATCTACCGGTCCAGATCTTTACTATTGGCGACGGTATTCGTTTTTTAGAAAGATCATATTTATATTGTTCATAAGTATATCCCCATTTTTGATATTTAAAAATATTTCCGAATAACGATTTCTTTTTACGTATTCTTTTAGATTCAATAAAAAATAAGCATCCCATTATTCTCTCTAAACAACACCTGTCTTTTCTGCAGGTAACT